TAGGCTTTTTGTCAGATGTAACTTTAGGTGCATTTGGGCTTCTTGGCAGAGGCGCTGGGAACATGATGCGTGCTGGTAAAGGCTTGACAGATGATGAGCTTGAGATTGCTGCTAAGTCGATTGAAATGGGCATTACTCCCACTTTGAACGCAATCCGCGCTCCGTCCGTTGTAGCTCGCCAGCAAGGTATTGTTGAAAAGATTTTTGGCTCCTCACCACGTTTGAAAAAGAACAATGAGGTTATGCAAAGCAAGCTAGCTGATTATCGCTCTAATTTTGAAAAAGTTAGCGATGAAGAAGCGGGCCGCATCTTAATGGAAGGAGTTGGTGCAAAAGCTAGCAAGCTTGCTGAGTCTCAGGTCGCCGCACAAAAAGCTATTCTGCAATCACTAAGAGGCCTGGGCGATGATATCGGCGCTGCGGCTGAAAAGAATATGGAGCTCGATGAGGACGTATTCAACATTTTAATTAATGCAAGAAATGCGTTTGATACCGAAGTAAAGGCCGCGTTTAAGCCAATTGATGCAGCATTAGATTCCACTGCTGGCTCTGAACAAATATTCGGCATTGGCAACATACGCAAAACAATGGTGGAAATAAGAAGCCAAAACAAGGCCGCTTTAGCCAGCAACAGAACGGCAAGAGAGTTGAATTCCGCTCTTCAGTCCCTCGATACGCTTGGCAAGCAAGGGAATGTATCTTTTTCTGAGCTGTATGAAGCTCGTAAAACTTTAAACGACATATTGGCCCAAGTCCCTTCTGGCGACAGAAAGCAGCGCCTTCTTATAGGAGATTTGATAAACAAAATTGACGTTAAGCTGTCTACAAACAATGTCAAAGCTACGCTTGATACATTACAGGTGCCCGAAGGACTGGATAGAGATTTTCTTCTAAACGCTGCTGAAGCAATTGAGCCAGCTAGAAAGCTTTACAGCGAAGGCGCACAGGTATTTGAAGATATAGAAGCTGCTGGAGTTATTAAGAACCTTGCGGCAAAAGCATCTAACAATCAGCCAATTGGTGTTGATGATGTTGCTATGGACAAAATCATTCGTAACAACAAGCCAAAGGTTTTAGAGCGCACACTTGCCGCTATTGATTTTGCATCTGCAAAGGGCGTAAAGGGAAAGGCGGGTGAGTCTTTAAACAAAGAGGCTTTCAGAGAACAGCTTGCAGGCCAGTGGTTAAATGATGCCCTTTCGACATCAGGTCTAAACTCTATAAATGATTTTGACCCCACTAAATTTAAGCCTGCCGCGTTTGCCAAAGCTGTCAAGGATTTAGGAAAAACAGCAGATGTTTTGTTTGGGAGCAAGGCAGGGGAAGTTCGTAAATTAGCTTCTCAAATGGAAAAGATTGGCATATCAAATTTAAAGCAGGCTGATGTTGATTCAGTTATCGGTCAAATAGGAGAAGAGGCTGATTTAGCTGTTCGCCTAAAAACTCTGACGGACTTACAAAGAGCCGCAAGAGATGAGCAAAGAAGCACCGCTTTACGGGACTTGCAAAGAGGCGACCTGAACCCAACGATGGCGGCTGACCTAATCGCCACAAAGAGCACTACAGCCACAGACATAGCAAAGATTTTTAATGCGTTTGAGGGCGATGAAGCCGCGCTGCAAAAAATACGCGGAAATTATATGGAGCGCCTTATCTCTGACTTTGGAGATACATTAACTACAGACGGCAAGTCTTTAGGCGCTTTTGCAAAAAGACTTTTGGAAGCAAACGAAGGAGGCAAGTTATCCGCTATCTTTGGAAAAGAGATGGGTGATGATATGGCAGAGTTTGCTAAGATATTAGAATTTAACGCCCGCACCGCTCCGGGTGGCGACTTGGTGGCTGCTAATATTGCCGCAAGCCCAATACAAAACCTTGGCAAACTAGCCAAGTTTACAATTGTTGGGCGGCTCTTAACATCGGGACCGTATTACAAGCAAATTGTTCAAGATTACAAAAAGCTATCATCTGGCGAAACAGCAGAGGCCAAAGCCAGATTGCTTGGTAGGCTGATAGCGCAGTCACTAGGCCAGCAAAGCCAAGAGGGCGTGCGTGAAGTAGAGCAGCAAATATCCTCAACAATAGATTCTTCTGGTCTGGGCGAGCAGATACAAAATTTAAGCAGCCAGGTGCAGTCTCAAATTCCGAACAATTCTACGGGTATTGGGCAGGCAGCGATTGTTCCTCCAGCGCCCGCAGCGCAACAATCATCAGTTAGACAACAGGCCGCGCAGAACCCAGCAGTGGCACAGGCCCTCGGTATACGCGGCGCAACAGCCGGACTTTTAGGAAACCCATAATATGAAATCAGCAACGATAGACCAGCTACGTCAGGAGCTTGCTTCTGATGAGGGCTGCAAGTACGAGATATATTTAGACCACCTAAATTTGCCTACGTTTGGCATAGGTCACTTGATTAAAAAAGATGACCCTGAGTACGGCAAGCCTGTGGGAACTGTTATAGAACAAGAGCGCGTGGACAATGTGTTCAAGCTAGACATTGCCGTTACGCTTGAAGACTGCCACCGCCTATATCCAGATTGGAATGATTTGCCAGAAGAGTGTCAGCTTATTATTGCGAACATGATGTTCAACCTTGGCTATCCGCGCTTGTCAAAATTTAAAGGCATGAAGGCTGGCGTAGACGCAAGAGAGTTTAACTCCGCAGCAGACGAGATGGTAGATTCCAAGTGGTATACACAAGTCCCTAATCGCGCACGGCGTTTAGTAACGCGCATGAGAGCATTGTCAGATGATTCCGAAAGTTAGTGCAACCACAAGCCCCGCGCCAATGAAAAAACACTGCCGCCGATGCCCACGTTGTAGTGAGCCATTGAAGACAGTGTATGTACATGGTCATACGCAGTGCGTTAACTGTGACTGCATTATAGATGATTGCTGCCAAGGAGAAACCTGTCAGGCCGCTCCGTCAGCATCGTAATCACAACGCCAGCTTTTAGCTTCATAAGGAAACCTATGGTCGCTAAACACATTGACGCTAAGTTTTGACATTTCAACTGTACGCGCTTTGCATTCCAATAGCTCAGAATACGGCCCCCAATTGTCTTTTAATTCAAAACAATGATTACCGTAGCCGCTACCAACAACAGCGCATACAACAATAATTGCTGTATACATAACTACTCCAATTCTACAACAATCTCCATCTCGTTATGCCTTGGCGTTAACATCTCTAGCTTACACACAGGGCAAACCATTGAATCCTCTTCAAGGCCGTCAGATTTAAATTGCATTTCCGTTTCACATTTTGGACACAAGCCATATGACATAAGCCTCGCCATTGTACCGTCACCTTCTTGCATCATGGGACATCTCCCCAAAAAGTTGCACTATTTTAATAGTTAGGTCATAATAAAAAGGCATTGTCAAGAAATAAATTTCACACTTCCAACGGGGGGAAGATGTTAAATCCTTTCGAGGCTGGCAAGCTAGGCGAACACATTTGTATGGTGCGCCTAATGAAGCTTGGCTACTCTTGCCAAATAGTCAACCTAGATACGGTTGATATAATCATCAATTGGCAAAATGTTTTTCTGCGCGTTCAAGTTAAATCTAGTATTTTAAAAGGAAGAGGCGGGGAGCAAGCCACGCATATGGGGTATCAGTTCGCCACATCCCATAGCGGTAAGAAGAAGCCGTTGACAAAAAAACAGTGCGATATAGTGGCTTTTGTTGCCGTAGAGCCAGAGCGCGTTTTGTTCAAGCCAGTAGAATGCTTAAAAGGTCAGGTGACAAAGCGCGTGTCGCCTACAAAATTTATTAAAGATGATTTGGAGCAGCGGTCTTTGCAGTATTGCCTAGACCGCATTTTTTTGTCCAACTGAGCCAATCCCCATGTTATCGTAATCTTTACCAACCACAGATTTATATTCTTGATTGACCATTCGTGATATTTGTTGGCGAATGTTTCTATCTTCACATTCACAAATCTTGCGTAATTTGTTGTAAGTGCTAATGTCTATTCCTACACTTTTCCATTTAGCTGTATCTGCCATATTAACCTCCGAGGGAACCATATAATGCCATATAATAAGAGATTCTACCAGAAAAACAAGTTCGGTGCAAAAAAGACAGAATTCATGGGAATGAAGTTTGACAGTAAGTGGGAGGCAGAACGCTACGGTCAATTGTGGAAGATGCAAGAGAACAAAGAGATACGCGACCTAGATAGGCAAGTGCGGTTTAACATCATTATTGATGGTCAAAAAATCTGTGCTTACATAGCAGATTATACCTACTACAAGCCCAATAAAGATGGCGTGGATGAATATATTGTTGAGGATGCAAAGGGCGTAGAAACCGATGTTTTCCGCCTAAAAAAGAAACTTATGCTAGCGGTGAATAATATAGATATAAAAATTTCTAAAAAATAATACTTGCAAAGGGGAAAAAGATTTCCTATGTTGTTTTTAACGAAGTCAACTAAGGAGGTCTAAATGACTGATATGTTATCAGTGTCTTCCTCATCATTGTCTGAACTTGATATCTTTAAGCGAGAGCTTGAGGCGACAATTTTGGAAGCACAAGAAAAGGTTAAGCTCATCAAGAGCGAAATCGAATCCAGATATCTTGAGAGAGCTCAAGATAAGCTGCGCCAAGAAGGTAAAGATTTTGGCAGTACCACTGTTAATGACAGTGGATACAAGGTTAAAGTCAATATTAAAAAGCGTGTGGAATGGGAGCCTGGTATGCTCATCAAAGTGCTTAACAGCATGGATGAAGATACTGCGCGTCACTATGCACAAATCAAATATACTATCCCCGAAGCTAAATACAACGCGGCTCCGCCAGACATTAAAGGCGCTTTGAGCGAGGCTCGTACTGTATTCTTGCAAGGTGTAAGTGTCGATTTAGAGAGGGATGATAATGCTTAATATCATTACAGCAGAGCAAAGGCTCAAAGAAAAGAAAGGCCACAAGATGGTTATTTGTGGTCAATCAGGGGTGGGCAAGACTTCTCTTGCCCGTACCCTAGACCCATCCAAGACCCTATTCATGGATTTAGAAGCGGGTGACGCGGCTATTGAAGGCGTGGCTATTGATGTTATCCGACCACGAACATGGCAAGAGTGCCGTGATTTCGCGGTGTTCTTAGGCGGTCCAAATCCATCTTTGGGTGAAGAGGCTACATATAGTCAGGCACACTATGAGTATGTATGTCAGACCTATGGCGACCCAACAGATACGCTAGCGAAATACGATACTATCTTTGTGGACTCCATTACCGTAGCTGGTCGCTTATGCTTTACGCATTGTCAAAACCAGCCAGAGTGTAAATCAGACCGCACTGGTAAGCTAGACACTCGCTCTGCATATGGTATGCAAGGCAGAGAGATGATGGGCTGGCTATCTCACCTTCAACATATTCGTGATAAGAATGTTATCTTTGTTGGCATTCTTGACGAGAGAGTTGACGATTATGGGCGGCAGACTTACGAACTTCAGATTGAGGGTTCTAAGACAGGTCGTGAGCTGCCCGGCATTGTTGACGAAGTTATCACTATGGCCTTAATGCCTGATGATAACGGGGCGCCATATCGCGCTTTTGTTTGTCAGACTTTGAACCAGTGGGGCTACCCCGCCAAGGACAGGTCTGGTAGGCTAGACCTTTTAGAAGAGCCTCACCTAGGTAAACTTCTAGAAAAAATGTCAGGCGGGAAACCACAAGTTGAACGTCAGATGAATTTTGTAAACCCAAATGAAATTAAAGTAGAGGACGAAACCAATGCTTAATCTAAATGAAGTACCCGTATCAAGCGGAAGCAATGAACCATTACAGCTTATTCCAGATGGCACAGTAGCCCGTGGCGTATTGATGTTCCAAGGCGGCGACCAAATGATGCCAGAATTCTCACAGAACGCGATGTTCTTTAAGAAGTCAGCAAACACTAGCGCCGTGTGGATGCCAATCGAAATGACTATCGTAGGCGGTCAGTTTGACAAGCGTAAAGTGTGGCAGAACATTTTCGTTCATGGCGATGCTATTGATGAAGCTAGCGGCGTGTCGAAAGCTCGGTTAATTGGCTTAGACACAATCCGTAAGATTATTAATAGCGGTCACAATCTTACCGCAACGGACATGTCACCAGAAGCTCAGGCCAAGCGTCAAATCAATGGCGTTGAAGAATTACAGGGCTTGGAAGTGTGTTTTGTAATCGGCATTGAAAAGAGCAATGACCCACAATATGCAGACAAGAACCGCATTAAAACTTTCTTGTCACCAGACAGTGGCGACTTCATTGCTTCAAATGGCTCTGGAGCCGCACCAGCGGCCTCACCATTGTCTCCTATGCCGCCACAGGTGCAACAGGCTATGAACGCACAAATGCCAGCCCAGCAAGCTCAGGCGAGCGTTGCACCAGCTTGGGCACAGAAGTAAGAAATTCAATGCTTCGTTTCCCTAAAGGGTTTCTGGCATTGACTAGGGAAGAGCCTCGTAGTCGCCTGTGCGTACTAGGGCACAATGAGGGGGTTTGGCTCTTCCCGCCAATAATTTTCTGGAAGTTAGGATTACAGCGAAAGCTGTGCATCTCCAGAAATAGGGGTACATATGTACATGGTTTTCCAACGTATCAAACCTAATCATTGTACCCCGCTTATTAAAGGCGTACTAACGGCATCCTTAGTTGGTCGTTAGCTGGTTTGGGTGGCACCAGTGCCGTAAAGCCACCCACCTTATTAACGAAAGAAAGGGCAATAAAATGCGTAATGCAAATAAACTTATTAATGAGATTCGTGAAAAGCTAGATGAGCTAGAGTCATTTCTAGAAAATAGCGAAGCATCAAATAAAATTCCTAACAATGCGATGGGTACTTATAACCTTTTAAAGAGGGGAAAGTTTTCCGTGTTGTCTCTGGCTAAGAAATTAAACAAGTCAGAAAAAACAATTTACACAGAAATGTGGAGCATTCGTAAAGCTGGTTACGCTCTGGATAAGGAGTATAACAAGCGCAAGCGTTTACACGAATATTGTTTGGACAAGTAATGCTCAAGCACGTTGATTTATGCTCTGGAATCGGGGGTTTTGCCCTCGGTTTCAAATGGGCGGGTTTATCAAAGCCCGTCCTTTTTTGTGACATTGAGCCGTGGTGCAGAAAGCTGTTAGCGCAGAACTTTCCTAATGTGCCTATCGCTGATGATGTTAAGGAGATAGCAAATGACCCAAGAAGATTTATTCCAGAACCCATCGGAATCCTCACCGCAGGATACCCCTGCCAACCCTTCTCAGCCGCAGGGAAAAGGCGAGGTGAAGAAGACCCTCGCCACATCTTCCCGCACATCCTTAGAATTGTTGCACAAACAAGACCGACTTTTACAGTTTTCGAAAATGTTTATGGACACATCTCTATGGGGCTGGACAACGTACTCCATGCAATGGAAGGCGAAGGTTACACCGTCAAACCGTTTGTTGTTCCAGCTAGCGGTGTCGGCGCCCGCCACAAGCGCGACCGAATCTGGATATTGGGCTACGCCGAACACGATGGACCACTTGCCGCAGAGGTCGCCAGAGGCTCTTTTAAAGCAAGCGACACAGGCGAGGAAGGGGCGCACCAGACCAGCCAATCTAAGAGAACAGGTAG